TGGGCGGCGTTGCTCTGCGGAATGTACCGTCTTTCCACTCCACTGATCGCAGCCAGAAACGCTTCGTCCTCCACCACCCGCTCCTGGCGCATCATCTTTGTTAAAAAGGAGCTTAAACTGCCGTTTTCTTTTAGGTGGGCTTGATACTCCAACGTCGCCTTAGCCTCATTTAAGGCCTGCATTTCAAGCGACAGGCGCGTCTGCGCGGAAACGTCGTTCGCCATAACCGCGTGACCCAATTTAGTTTCACATTGCCGGCTCAGTGCGTCAATCCCCGCTACGTCTTTTGGAAAAGCTCCCGAATTTTTGACCAGCTCAATGTATTCCCGTCCGGTGACTTCCCGTTCCAGTCCATCCTCACCGATAGTAAATTTAGCGTCCAGCGGCACATCGGTAGTCGAGCGCGAAGCGTTGATAATCACCCGCTCGTCGCCCAGCTTTTCCCCCACGCCCGCAACCGGATTTTCTGAGTTTTTGATATTTTCAAAGATTTCGTCGTCCAGCTTTTCACTGAATCCCCGTTCTGCCGCCCCCACGCCGCGCGGAACCGCCCCGGCCTCGTCGGCAGCAACGGCGGCCGCATCCATAATGCGAATGTGCGACGCGGTATCCGCCCCCGCAGCCTCCGCCTTGCAGAGGATAGAATCGCTTTGTTCCAACACAGTCTTATATTTGTTCTTGATATAGTCTGAAAAGCCCTTGGGGTCGCCCAGTTCGTCCGAAGCGACCCACCCTGGGTCAATGGTATCCTCTAACCATTCCTGGGCAATACGGCGTTGTTTCGGGCTTTTGATGCTGTTGATTTCGTTCACCGTTCTTTTCGAAAAGCCATCGGTCAAATAAAGCTTGTTGACGTATTCGATAAACGCTGCGTCGCTTTTCAGCGCGTCGCCCATCTCGTTCAAAACTTCATCCGCCACCGCGTCGCCGTACTGTTGGCGAACCGTCGCGTTGATGGTGTCGGCCATGGCCTTGCGCCCCGCCGTCGCGCGGGCGTTCATGTCGATGTTTTCCAGCAGCCACTTTTGTTGAATGTCGTCCAATCCGCCATGCGTCAGCAACCACTTGGATTCGTTGAGCTGTTCCTTAGCCGCTTTCCGGTACAGGTCTTTCAATCCATCGTCTACTCCGTCGCTGAAATTGTCCACTGTATCTACAGCGGAAAGCATCTTTTTAAGGTCAAGCTCGCCGTCAGGATTGCTTTTGGCAATCGCATCCGTCAAGCTACCGACTTTCTTTGGTAGCGCGTCGGTGGCCGTATCAAATGTATTTTGCAAAGACGCGCGGCCCTTCTTGGTAACGGCACCTAAGCTTCCCAAAACGAACGAGGAACCTATGTTCATAGCTGCATCTAAAAGAATACCTTTTACGGCATCTTCAGCATTATCCGCTTCTTCCATATTGTTTCCAATCGACGACGGCAATTCGGTAACCGTGTTTTCAAAAGCGTTTGCGACCGAGCGTCCGACATAGGCTGCAACCTTAGGGTTCACTTTACCAGCCAGTTTTTTTGTTACAGCATATCCGATTTTATCCGTCGGCGCGTTGGTTCCAATCATATTCCCCATGACTGCGCCCTCGGCTGCTTCGCCAACAAATGTCCCTGCTTTGTTCCAATTCGACACAGAAATCAATTTATTCAACTTTTCGGTAGGGGTTCCATCTTTGTTTATCCACCCCTTGTCCTGCAAAATAACGCGTCCGGACGGGTCGCTCTGCGCAATTTCTACGATCTCGTCGTAAGTAAGCGGTGAAACCTCCGGTATGCTCTGGCTAGCCATTTTACTTGGCATATGCACATCAAAACCCGCTTGTTCGGAGACTTGTTTCTCTTTGCCTGCGGTAAAGAGATTTTTCATTCCTGCAAACTGATCCGTAAAAAAGGAATCCACAAAGCCGCTGGCGACCCCATGGATACCTCGGTCAACAGGAGTACCATTCGCCAAGTTTTCAGCCATCTGTAATCGGCTAAAAAAATGCGGGGTTTGCACCGGTTTAATCGTATTTTCGATACGTTCCCTATATTGGTCGTAATCTCCCAATTCATTTAATATTTCGACATCAGTTCTTCCTATGGCCTTTCGATTTGCAACCAAATTACGATAGGCTGTTTCTGAACTGTCGCCACCAGCAGCATCTTTGCTCACCTTAGCCGACCAAAGGGAAGTATTATCGGTTTGCGCTGCTCCGCGTATATCTCTTTTTGCGTTCGCCCAGTTTTGCGATACGGTTTGACCCGGCAAAACCGAGGGTTCTTTCTGCTCAATAGCGGTCGAGGGAACGGCGGCGATTGCTTCCAGTCCCTTTTGCTTCCGGTTTTGGTCAAAGTTAAGGCCGTATTTTTTATACGCAGATTCCTGCTGGCGTTTTCGGTTCTGTTCGGCCTCAAAATTTTTCATCGCCCGGTTGGCTTCGCCCTTGATCTCCACGTCGCGCGTGGCAAGGTTGCTCACGCCCTGACGCATTTGGGCTTGGTACTGTTGCTGGCGTTCCTGCGCCTGTTTCCTGTCGGCCCCATATTGCTCATTCGCTTTCACAAAGATATCGCTTTGCGCTGGCCGCCTTTTTTGCATGAGTTCATCTAACGTCAAAAAGAATGCCTCCTTTTAGTGGCTCAAGCTTCGGCTTTGAATCTGTGCAGCACCCAATCGGGCTAATCCACTGTAACCAGAATACTCCGTCAGCCCAGCCGCAGACATTGCAGCATCAAAGGCCGCCAATGCCGCTCCGCCGTCATCTCCATTAAAATTGGAAACGTAGTTGATCTTTGAATTCCCGTTTTGATCGTAAGAGGCAGTTGCGCGAAAATAGCGGTTGAAAATCATTTGCGCTACGCTTTGTCTGGCGGTCTCATCTTGATATGTCGCGGCATCGGTTGAGGCGTTTTTCACCATATACTGCGAAGCAAGACTTTTCCCTAAAGTCGTGCCATTATCAATAAAGTCGCTGTAATCCGTGGTTCCTCCGATAGATTTATAATATGCGTCAATTACCGCCTTATTGGCATAGGCATTCGTATCCACTTGCGCAGAATAACCGATCTTGTCCTTGTCCAGCGTGTTTTGCAGCCTCATATTGTCCTGTGCATATCCTTGTTGTACGCCGTCGCGCTTAAGAGTGAGGTCGCTGTCCAGAATCATATTATTTCTCGTGTACTCGTTTTGCTTCTCCATCGTATCAAAGTTGTGCTGATAATCGTTCATCCTCCACATGGTGTCGTACGCCCGATCATGCTCCTTATCGGCGTAAGCGTCGGCCTTTTCCATGCCCTGCTGCTGATATTGGAGCGCCGCGTCGGCTTTGGCCTTGTCCCGCTCTGCGAGGATTTTGGATATGGCACTGCGGATTTCCATCTCCGCATTCCTCTGCTGGGCGCTGATATCCCCCGCCGTCTTGGAATGGGAAGCCTGTAGCCCCGCCTGCTGCGAGCGGTTCAGCCCGGAATTCTGCTGCCCCTGCATCGCCATTTGGTCGCTGATTCTGCGCGCGGCCACCTGCAGCTCGTAGTCGTTCTCCCTGCGCGCGCTGTCATACTGCGCCGGAACCTGCGAAAGCAGCCCCTTTTGGTAGTCCACCGACGGAGCGTAGGCCGCGTCGATGTTCTTCTGCGCCTGCTCCCCCAGCTGATTGTACCGCTCGGTATATCGTTTCGCCGCGTCCTTTAATTCCGCTTCGTCAATCAGTTCCTTGTAATTTTGCCTGTATTCCGCCATCTTACATCCTCCTTTAATGAATACCGCCCAGCAAAGTCAGCGTCGCGGCTGGGGATTCGTTGATGGAAAGCCGCCCCGCCTCGCCGCTCTCTATTGTAATTCCCACCCGGCGCACCGGTTTGCGCTGCGGGGACAGCCGGAACGCCTTGTCCAGCTTGCTTTCACGGCTGTCTGGATACAACGTCGCCACAGGCACATTGCTGTCGTCAAACTGCCCCGTCACACGCACCACGGCCTCGGTATCGCCCGACAACGACAGGGTCATTCCGCCAAGCGCTTTAAGCGTATATGGCTCGCCCAGATCGTACCGTTTGCTGACATACCGTTTTTCATAGCTCATTTCCGACGCATCTCCGTCCAACAAAAGCAAATCACTGTTATGCCCGATATCCATTAAAAACGCCTGGTCTGCGCTGAACAGTATAGGTTCTCCCTCCAAACCGCACGCGCCCATCGTGAAGCTCACGGGGAAAGAGAAGCGATACCATGCAAGCGAACGCTGCGCTTTTTCGGTGTTTGATGTGTCGGGATAGGGAGTAAGCCGCCAATTCCATGCCCATGCCGAGCGTCCGCTGACCAGAATGTAATACCCGTTGTAGTTAAAAGAAGCGGTCAAAATCCTGGGATATACCGAATCCTGCGCCGCATCGGGGACAGGAGCCGGAATGCCGTCCATCACCGCTTCGATATTCATGGAAAGCTCCCGAATGCTGGCCGTACTGTATTGTGATAAAGAGCGCAGCATATAGATTTTCCTGCCCGTGCCAAGCCATACCAGATGATTGCTGATCAGCTGAATGCTCCCCTTGCTCCAACAGCCAATGGAATCGTTGATACAGATACAGGTATATTGTGGATGCTCGCGTTCCTTTCCATCCGGCCCCAACCGGGTTGTAAAGCCATGGTAGGTAATTGCATAGGTACTGTTGCGCTTGAATACAATCAGGGCGTTCCCCTGCTTTGCCATAGCAACAATCGGCTCGCCCGGATCGCCCACCGCGATATTGTAATCTTCGGGAAAATAGCGGTTTGGAAAGCTTGGCGAGGAATAGTACACCAAATCCGGCGATTTTCGGTTTCCAGCTACAAAAAGATGACCGCCTCCGCCAAGAGAATGAGTCTCACCTCCGAACCACGCGCAATCCACACAATCCGATATGACGCTTCTCATGTCGCTCAAATTCTCGGCCGATTCGGTCTCTACGACCAGATTGTTGGTGGCCGTACCGTCCATGCCGCGCGGAAGAATAAATCCAAGGTAATCATCCGAGCTGTTTTCATTCTTGCTTTCGCACACCCAGAAAAAACCATATCGATAAAATAACAGAATGAAAACGTTGTGCGTCTCGTTTTTAAACATCGGCCCGCTGAGCGCCACGGTGTTGGAACGCCCCGCAAACGGAGCGGTTCCGGTGCTGGCCGGTATGGTGAATACCGCCTCCTGATAACCGCCGTTATAATAGGTATAGGTGACGGTATGCTCGGCAGCCGGGTTAATGTTTTGGTGCGAGAGCTGAAATGTAAAATGCGCGTCGGTCGTAAAGCTCTCGCGCCATCGTCTTCCAATCTGGTTGTATCCGTCCACGTAATCCGAATTCTCGCCGTTGGGCGACCGGTTGATCATCACCAGAGGCGCATACGGCTCTACATCGCCAAATCCTACGCCGCCCGGCGTGACCGCAGGGAAAGATTGTTTCAATTCCAGCACCCGGTTACCGCAAAACAGGGTCACAGCGTCGCAGGACTTTGTCCTTGTCCCGCCATCCTCTCCGGTGAAATCAAAGGAAACTCCCCGCCGCTTGCCAATCGCAAACGCGCCGTCTTTGTTGCCTACGACGGTGGCCGCGCCCGATATACTCAGCATCTGATTGGCGTGCGTTCCTTTGGCGCAGTACGCTCCCACCGATAGTGTTTCGCCGCTTGAGTTAAGGTACAGGATATAAAAACCGTAATCCTGCTCCTCCACCTGGCCGGTGGATTTGACGACGACCTCGCTGAGCAGACAATAGTCCGACACCTCAACCGGGGTGTAATCCAGAGAAGCACCGTTTAAAATTGACCCCTGGTATCGCACTCCCGGGCGGCTGGTCAATTCTTTCCCTACGTACCATAGGTTCAAGCAGTCCCGCAATTGGCCGTCGTCCAAATGCAGCTCGGACGCGGCGCACATGCCACGCGAACCGTCTCCAAACTGCAAGTTATAAGAGCTTTTTTGATACATGCTGGGTCTCTTTTTCACGGTGCTTTCTCCTTTCGTTACCGAACTTTTTTGATTCGTTTCCGCGGTCGGTGCAGCGTCTGCAGCCGGTTGGAATATTCCACCGAATAGGTATTGTACAAAAATGCGTCACGGTCAAATTCGGCAAAATACATCACCAGTCCATACAGCATCACTCGCAGCGCCGCATCGTCTGATATTTGCAGCTCATCGTTCATTGTGCGGATGTCCTTTGGAAGCGGGCGTTCCTCGTCGCCCTGCTCCATTAGATAAAGCTCCCGCTGCATCATGGACATGACGGTGAGCGCGCGCGTCTCGTAAAGCTCCGCCCGGCTTTGATCTACCGTGCCGCGCTGGCTGACCACGCCGTAGAGAACCATCGCCTCGTCGTAGACCTTACGCGCTTTCATTGTGGTCGTTCTCCCCGGTCAGCATCGCAAGACATTCCTCGCGCGAGAAGGAGGAAGCGTCCTCCATCCCGCGTTCCTGCCGCAGAATTTTGCGCAGGCTCTGCACCGGCAGGGAGGAATAATCCACCGTCCCGCTCTCGGCTGGAACCGGCTGGGGGGGCGGTACTTCCTGCACTGGTACTTCGCTCACTTCCATGGGTGTCTGTTCAAAAATTGCTCCAACGGTTTTCATATTTTCTCCTTTCTAATAAAGCAAGAGAGACCGCCCGTATCGGCCAGTCCCTCCCGCGTGATGCTACGATACGGTCACAAAGGGATCGGGGTCGGTCTCGTTGTAAATCGTTGCGTTCGGCTCGCCCGAACCCTTGTAGCTGTTGTCGATGTTGTTTGAAAACTTCAGGCCAACGGTACCGTCGTTGATGGGTTCCCGCTCTACCTTCTGCTTCTTCACCGGCGTAGTCTCTGCCATTGCTATTCCTCCTTACTTGGTATTGATGTAAACTCCGTCTTTTTTGGTTTCCTTTACCAGAAGATCATGATAAACTCGCGTAGCAAAAAACCAACTATCACCACATGTATGATCTCCGGGTGGAATAATGTTTTTTACGCTGTGCTTCTCAATCGCAGCGGGAACATCCTTGCCCACAACAATAAAGTTAATGTCTTTTCCGGCAGAGGACTTTTTGTAGCCGCCTCCTTCCTCGCCAGCCGTAATGCCGTCGTACAGGTCGATGGCGCTGTAAAAGCGCGATTTCGGGGTAAGAATCAGCGGCATATCGTCAATGTAGGTTACCTTGCTGTAAAGCCGACCGGCATTAAAGTCGTCCTGACGAAGAATGTGCTGAAATTCCGAGCTGACCCCCAGTGCCGCCAGCACCTCCGACGACACGTGCGCTACCACCTCCTGGCTCCCGCTGTCCTTGACCGCGTACATGGCATTCAGAAGCTTAGAATAAATATCGGCCTTGGCCGGGGTGTAGCCCGTGGTCGCGTGGCTTTTTTCATTCGCAATCGCGCACAGCTTGGCAAAACGCAGCGCGTCAATTTCCGGAATAACATATTCGTCTATAAAAATACTTAACGACCGCGCGGCGCTGACCACGAAGTTGCTTTCGTCAACTTCCTGAGAATCCAGTGTAAAACTTCGGCTACGGTCATATTCACAGGTATAATCCTTGTAAGTCATTGTAACCGACCCCATAGGATAACCTAGATCTTTGCGGTAGTCTCCGAGACCGCTCATACGAATGGACGGAATACGAAAAGTACCATTCCCCTTAAATTCAAAATCCTTTGCTCCCGCGGTCATCCACGCGGTGCACGATTTTTCCACGGCGCGCTGATCTATCTTTTCGCTGATTTTCAGCGCGGTTTCTACTCTGTTTAACTGCGAAGCAGGCATTTGTTATCTCCTCTCTGTTTTGACAAATTATCGAGTTCCTTTCGCCCAAAGGCTTTCAAAGGAATCGTCTCCCACCGCGGGCGCGCTGGAATGCGCGCTCCCCGCCGTGGCTTCCTCGTTTTCCCGCTGTTTCTTGAGATCGTTCAGCTCCTTTCTGTACTGTTCGAGCAAAACAACATTTTCGTAAGCCGAAACTATTGGAACACCATTCTGAACCGAATAGGCCGATACCCCCTCGGGCAGAGCGTTGATGTCCACGTCTGGATACCGCTCCTTTAACTCCCGAAGCTCGTTTAAAAGCTTCGATTCCCGGCTTTCCTTTTGTTCCTGATCACGAAGCTGCTGTTCCAGCCCCCGCAGGCGAATCAGCTCCTGCGCGGTATTCTCCGAAACTCCGTCTTTCAGCATCAGATCATCCACTTGTTTCTTTTCCATCTCACGCTGTCGCGCCTGAATAAACTCGTCGACCGATTTCATGCCCGAGCGTTTGAATTCAGCCTCAATCTGCGTCAGCAGCGTTTCCTTGCCCTCAAACCGTTTGCCGATTTGCGCCAGTCGCGCCGCCTCGGTGTTGCTCAGCGGAATTTTTTCGTGATTGTAGGCAATGGTGATGCCCTCCGCGCGCTCCTGCTGCTTGCCGCCGTCCTGTTTTGCCGGTTCGGCTTTGGATTCCGCCGCCGAATCGACGTGTTCCTGCTCCTGCTCGACAGCGGAGCCATTTGCTTCTTCGCTCATTGATTACTCCTTTCCCGGCCATTGGTGTCGGCCGCCCGCTCATGGTGAGAGCGTCTTTTTTATGTCCCCATGGTGAGGGGCTGAAACGACGATTGATTCGCCGTTCTTTCTGGTGTTACATGCCCTGCGCCGCCGTAATATCGCTCAGCTCGCGCATGGCGGTGGGGTCGTCTTGCAGCGCCGCCAATTCCTCGTCCGACATCCCGCCGAGGATACTCGACCAGTCCACCGGCGCGCTCTGGGGCGCCTGCGCTGCGGAAGCCGCCTGCTGCGCCATCATTGCCTGTCGCTGCGCCTCCTCCTCGGCTTTGATTTCGTTAATCAATTCTTGTTTCATCGGCACATAGCCGTCCGGCACGCGCTCTAAATACTGCCGTGTGGTGATTTTCTGGTTGATGAGCAGATTGTCCAGCGTGCGTATGGTGGCCGTCTCGCTCCACAGGGTGCTTTCCCCCACGTCCACACGCACCGCCATCATGTAATCTTTGTACCGGCTCGCCTGAAAGGGAATCACATACGATTCGCCCTTTTCCTCAATCCGAAGATTCCTCTCTCCATAAAACCCCATGATGAAATCGGCGACGATACGCGCCACGTCCTCAAACATCATGTAGAGATTGGCCGAGGTCAGCTGCATGGGCATCTTGGCCGCGTCGCGCAGCGCAATAATGGCCGACGTGTTGTCGGGGTTCAGGTCGCCGCGCACCGCCGCGTTGACGTTGTTGATGTCCAGCGTGTCATTCATAAAAACCTGCGCCAGATTTTCGCTGCTGGCCGCCATGCCCTGTCCCTGCAAATAACGCGCCGCGTCGTTGATGTTGCCCTGTACTGGAATCTGCGCGCCGATTTCATTCGTAAACCCGTCCGGCATCCTGCTTTCGTCATACAACAGCGTAGGCTGCGCGGTATAGCTGTCCGACACCACCTGATTGAATCTCAGGGTATTGGCCACACGCTGATTGGGAATCATTTCAGTCAGCGGCGTGTGCGCGTAAATGGTGCCGCGCTTTTGCTCATAAGGCATGAACGCAATCGGATATACCGACAGCTTGGAATCGGTCTTTTCCTTTAGAATTACTTCCTTGGTGCTTTTTTGAAAGTACACTTTGGCCTTTCCATTTTCGATCTCTTTCCAGAACCGCGTTAAAACGGTGCATTTGGCGTTCTTGTTGGTTTTGTCCCGGTCAATTTCGTGATTGTCCCCATAAGCCGATTCGGTATCGTCGGCTTTGATCTTATCCGCCGCGTCCTTCCCCCCCGCTTCTTCGGCCATCCGGCGCACCTTGTCCAGGCTCTGCCGGGTTTCCAGAATCAGATACGGCTGTTCCTGAAGCTTTTTGACGGTAGGGTCGCCACAATGCAGGTTGATAATTTCCACACTCTCGACCGCAATGTCGCCATGCGCCCCCATGGTACGCAGGTTGGTATCCCAATAGAAATACAATAGCCCCGTACCGTTTTTATAAGCGTCGGTTACGCATTGCTTCACCAAATAATTCAGATTACAACGATTGGAAAAGGTGCGAAAATACTTGGAAAGCATCAACGCTACCGCGCGCATTTCCTCATTGGACGGCTTGTCTCCCTGCCCCTTCGGTACCTGGTGCAAATATCCCGCTAGCTCGGCCGCCGTTTGCGGCTCCTGCTGCGCTGCGGCTCCGGACATTTCTGCCATGCCGCTTTGGGGAACGCCGCCGAGCGACAGCATACGATCCTCCTCGGCAGACGGCACGTCCTCCCAGCTGTAGCAGGCGGTGAGAACGTTGCTCGCCACGATGGCAACCTGTGCCGTGCCTACCTGTTTGCAGATGTTGAAAATGGGGAGTTCGCTGCCTTCCTCGGTGTTGTTGAAGTCCTTCCAGTGATCTCCCTCATAAAATTGATTGTTGAGGTTCACCCGGTCGTATAGGGATTCGTTTCCCCACAAGGGACGATTCATATAGTCCCGCCCCTGCTCGTACTCTTTCCATACCGCCTTTGCGGTTAGAGCTTCCTTATCCTCGCCGCTTTGCTTTCTTTTTTTCATTCGGTTTCACCCCAAACAATCCGTATTGTATGATGCTGTTTTGACGCTGCGCGTGATCGGTCGCCTCCGGCGAAGGGCGGGCTTTATTCCCCGGTTCCTTACTGCAAGGCGCGGGACAATCGGAAATTGTATTCTCAGCGTTTTTCTGCTTACGCTCAGCCAGCAAAAGCGCCAGAATCAGCCCTACGATCAGAGCATTCAGCCAATACCCCGCCGCCAGTGCAATCAAACCAAGCCCTTCCATACGTTTGGCACCTTCCTTCTTCCAAACTTCTTTTTTATGGGTTCGTCCATCTTATGGTATCGGATGTCCTGCATAGCCGGAGCCGGTACCGCCTGCGCCAGCTTCTTTCGCATAATGCAAAGATACCGAAGCGCATCGGGCGAGTGGGTCAGGTCGTGCGGCTCGGTCATGGTGTCCCCCGGCTTTTTGGGATTGTGCTGAATCAGTGGTAAAGCATACGTAAGATTTGGCGCGCAGCCCCGAAAAATATGTAGCTTGGTCTGCTTTTGTTCCCCTGTGTGCTCTACCGCCATTAGTTCCTTCACCGCAAGCCATCCGGCTTTTCGGTCGTTGTCCGACTTTTGAAAGACAAAGCCGTTTTGCGCGAACATTTCGCTTTGCTGCTTCCCGCTCGCCTTTTCCCGCCCCCACAAATCGGGCGGAGCAAAACGGGTATACTGGCACCGGTCGGCTTTTTCGGCCTGCCGCATCAGCTCGCAGGCGTCGGGGATGATTTTATCCGGCTCGGCAATCGCGCGGTAAATCCAAACGCCGCCCTCTTCGTCCACCGCCGCCCACACCGATGCCAGCATATCAAGGCCGTAGTCAATCGCGTGGTATCGTTTCCAGTGGTCGGGAATGGGAAACGGGTCGCATTCGTGCACGCTCGCGTCGTATTCGGTGAAAAACTGCCCCACGAATAAATCCCATCGCCCGTCACGCCATGCTTCCCGCAATCCGTCCGGCAGGGAATCCAGTTGTTTCAAATACTCCGGGTCGTTCTTCATCAAATATTCGTTGTCGGTCGCCTTGGCCTGAATAAAAACATAATCGTCCGGGTTTTCCCCATCCTTAAACTGGCGGTCTACAAACAGCCGCTTGACATAAGCATGACCCTTTCCGCCCGGGTTGCAGGTACAGTAAATTCGTTTGGGCACCCCGGCCTTGGTGCCGCGCACACAGGCTTTGAGGATGTTGAACATGTATTCGGATATCTGGGTCGCCTCGTCGATAAAAACAACGTCGTATTCGTTACCCTGATACTGGTCTGCGTCCTTTTCGGTTTCCAAATAACCGAATACGATACGGGAACCGTTTTTGAATTCCAGCGTCCGATGCTTGTCCCGATATTGTGCAATTCCGCGGGTCTCCTGAATCAAATGCCGGATGTGATTCTGGTACAGCTCCTGCAAGGTGCGGCGTACAATTAGAATCGTGATTGCTTCCTGCTGCTCGGTTTCTCCATAGCAGCAGGCCAAAAGAACCGCTTTTCGCCGCACAGCCCAGCTCTTCCCACCGCCACGCGCACCGCCGTACCCTACATATCGCTTCGTGGATTCTAAAAATTGCATCTGTTTGGGACTTGGGGCGTTTTTCAGGAATCGAAGGTTGGATACATTGACAGCGCCCCCAGTCCTGCCAATCTGCCACTTTGCCATGGACTATTTCCCCATTTGCTTGACAACCTGATTCCCATACACAGCCGCCCCGGTAACGAGCACGCCCTGCACGGCGCTGTCAAAGCTGGGACCGCCGAGCGCGAGGGCGCCGGCAATGCCGATGGGCAGCAGAAGCAGCGGAATCCACTTGTCGGGAATCTTCTGGATTCCCTTCACAATCTGCCCCAGCACCAGCAGCACGGGAATGAGAATCAATGCGTTGTCCATGATGTACGATACCAGTTCCATCTTATTTGCTCCTCTCCAAATCCTCAATCCGATGATTAATAACCTTGATCTGTTCCTCGACAACGGGCATGCGGCGGGCGAAGTTGTTGTGTTCACTCACCCGCTTTTCGAGCTGGGCCAGCCGGTAGTTGGTCAGCTTGGCCGACACCACAATCCCGCCGAAGGCCCCGAGGGCCGTCCCCGCCAGAGAGAGCAGAGATACCACAATTTCCGTTGGCATCACTCCACCCCCACGCTTCTTTTCAGTATCCCCAGCGCGTCGGCCGCATCGACCCTGCCGTCGCCGTCGAGATCGGCCTGCGCTTTTTGTATGTCGTCGAGCTGCGTGAGGTTTACCGAATCCTGGAGCGCCAGCAGCGCGTCGGATGCGTCCACTCTGCCGTCGCCGTTGACGTCCCCCGGCTGGAGGACGGGAATGCCCAGGGTCTTCAGTACCCCGCGGGCAATCGCAAAGCCCATCGCCCGCTGCCTCTCGGGGGTGCTTACGATCTGGATATCCTTCGCGTTGTCCACGAAAGCGCACTCGACGATGACCGCCGGGGCTGCCGTCTGCCGGATAAACCCAAAGTAATCCTTGCCCGCTTTGTTTTTCTTCACCTTCGCCCCCCGGCTGTTCTGGCCAATGTTTCCCATTTCGGCCAGGATATTTTCGGCCAGGGTCTTGCCCCGGCCTCCGGCGTAATGGTGGTAGACCTCCGCGCCGTCGCCGCCCCCCGCGTTGTTGTGAATATCCAGCGCGAGATCGGGGTCATAGGCGTTGCACTGGCTGATGCGTTTTTGAAGCGAGCTGGTCACGTCGGCCTCACGGCTCATCTTGACCTCCACGCCATGCCGGATTAGAAACTCCCGGCAGGCAAGCCCGATGGACAGGTTCAAATCCTTCTCCCGGAAGCCGTTCCCAGTTGCTCCCGCATCGCTTCCGCCGTGCCCGATTCCTAAAAATACTTTTGCCATGCTATTCATCCTTTCTGTTAATCGACTAAAAAACTAAATTCACAGTACTGCGCTTGGTAAACGTCGCTGGGGGTGAATTCGGCCCACGGCGCGCGCTTGACCGTCACCTCGCCGGTGGACGCCGCGGCCCGGAAAATCAGGGGCAGCTCCAGACCGTTGTATTCGGAATAACAGACGAAATAACCGTTAACGGCAGGCCGGTATCCCTCCGGCAGGGTAAATACCGGCACTGCCTCCTTGCTGGTCATATAAACTCCCGAACCGCCGTTCATCCGGACGCTCACCCGTTTTCCAATGCGCCGGTAGGCAAGGGGAAACGATTCCCGCGGGCGAATCCACCCCGAATCGGGTTCGGATGCATCCATCACGTCGTAGGAGTGGGGGCCGTCCGCGTCGGTGATGGTCACCCGATGGCCGCCCAGGATATCCGAGACGGCGACTGTGGGGGAAACCCCCGGTTCCCCCTGAATGGCGGGGATGGGAATCCATTCCCCTTCGCTGTTGCGTACACTTAAAATCGATTGCGGCATACTGTAGTCCCTTCCTTTCTTACGAATGTGTCAAATACCGCGCGGTGACAGCGGTATCGGAAACGTCGCTGGGCTCCTGCACCAGCTGGCCAAACCCGTTGGGCGCGCGCAGGCGCTGCTGTGGGGTAGAGATAAAGCTTTGGGGCGTTTCCATCACATAGACGACCTGAACCGGCGTGCCGGCCTCGGCCTGGGAAACCAGAAATGCCTTCCATTCGTCCAGCGTGGGCCACAGGTCGTTGCGGTAGTTGTATAGCGTTCCGCTGTATCCAACCATAAAGCCGGAACCGAGAGTATAGCCATAGGCATACGGCAGGTGGGTGCAGTAGCCGACCGGGTTGTTGTAGTCCGCTTTGGGATGGGGATAGCCGGTGGTGTAATAAGCGCCGTCCGAAGCGAGCACCCAGTTTTCGGTGCCGTCGAGGGTGAGCGTATGGGTATATCGCGTTCCCTGCCCGGCGACCGCGTCCCAGGTGTCGGCCGCGCCT